ACTCAAGGCACTGGTCAGGGAGCGCATCGAGGCTGGACTCGATGTGCCCTCTGATCTTTTTAAACCTTACGAGGGTAACCGTACAAAAATAACAAGGAGCTAATATGAGCGAAGTACAAGTAAAAAAAGCGGCACAAATGCCTTCTACTATATTATTTAGAGAAGATGCCGAGAAAGGTTTTGAGAATGTAAGACAGGAATCACTTGCCTTACCTATTTTAAAACTTTTACAAAACAGTTCTGGAGAAGCACAAAAGCGTAATCAAAATTACGTAGAAGGTGCAGAACCTGGAATGTTATTAAATACAGTAACCAAAAGACTGTATAATGGTGATACAGGTATTAATGTAATACCTTGTTACTACAAATTAGAATATCAAGAATGGGCAGACTTTGGTACTGGTTCAGGTAGACCAGAACAAATTTATGGAGATGATTCTGATATCATAAGCAAGACTACAAAAGATGGTGGTAAAGATAGATTATCTAATGGTAATTATATTTTAACCGTTCACCAAAACTATGTATTGATTGTGGGAGACGACGCGGTGGAAACTGCTTTAATTTCCATGAGTTCTTCTCAAGGTAAAATAAGCAGAAAATGGCAATCTTTACAGATGTCACAAACTATGACCGATGCAAATGGAACTTATACTCCAGCATCCTTTAGTCATATCTATAACTTATCTAGTGTTTTAAATACTGGAAAAGGAAATCAATGGTATGGTTATGCTGTTAAAACAGTAGGTCCAGTTACAGATCCTAACTTATATCAGAGAGCAAAAGACTTTCATATGAGTTTGAGCAAATAATTGACACAATTGGGTGGTAGCAATACCACCCAAACAAATCATAGAGGGATATATGTTAGAAAGATTTAAAGAAATATTTAGTGGGTTAGATACAGCTTACGGCAGAACCATTAAATTAAATAAGTTACGACAAGATGGTAAGCATGAAACAGAATCTAAAATTTGGAGACAACCTCCTACTGACGATCTTTGGCAAAAACATTTAGATGGTGAAGAACCAGGACTAGGTATTGTACCCATTACAAAACAAAGTACATGTAAATGGGGATGTATTGATATTGATCAATACAATTTAAACCACAAAGAAATCATAGATAAAACAAAAGATTTACCTACTATTTTATTTAGATCTAAATCAGGTGGAGCGCATTTATTTTTATTTACAAAAGAATGGGTACCAGCATCTTTGATGAGAATTAAATTAAAGATGATTGCATCTTTTATTGGTTATGCAAAATCAGAAATATTTCCTAAACAAGATGAAAACAAATCAGAGAAAAGTGTAGGTAGTTATTTAAATCTTCCTTATCATAATGTGAATAGAACAGTCCGATATGCTTTTAATGATAAAGCAGAAGCAATGAGGATAGAAGAATTTTTTGCAGTGTATGACAAAAAAGCATTAACCGAATCTGAATTATTAACTTTAAACATTTTAAAAAAAGAAAAAGAACAGAATGATGATTTTAAAGGAATACCACCTTGTTTAAAATCGATCCTATCGCAAGGTGTAGAAATGGGTCAAAGGAACGAAACTCTATTTAATTTAAGTATCTACGTCAAGAAGAGATTTCCTAAAGGTTGGGAAGAAAAAATGCATGAGTATAATAAAAAATACTTTACAAATCCACTAGATTTTCAAGAAGTCAATAACACAATTAAATCTGCAGCAGATAAAGAATATAAATATGGTTGCGGTAAATCACCATTAGAAAATTTTTGTGATTCTAAAAAATGTGCATTACAAGAATTTGGAGTAGGAGATGATACTCCGGCTATTCAAATTAATTCTATTGAGAAATATGATTCGGATCCTCCTATTTATATTGCATGGATTGATGGAGAAGCAGTAGATTGTGATGATGTAACTCTTCATGATCCTGAAAAATTTTCTGTAGCATGTATGAATCAAACAGGGAAAATTATGTTACCGGTAGCTAAGATTGTATGGAGAAAAATGTTAGCTAAGTTATTTACAAACTTACAAATTACAGAGGCCCCAGAATCTTCTAAACTAGATGTACGATTAAAAGATGCCTTTGTTAAATTTGCTAGTCGTGCACCAGGTAAAACTATATCCGATGTAAGTAAATACAAAGCATTTACCGAAGGTGGTAAGACTATCTTTAAATGGGAATTCTTTTGGCAATCGGTCAATAACAGTAATTTGTTTGATCGTAAATATACTAGTGTTAAGTTACAAAAAATATTTTGTGATTTGTTTAGTGCAAAAGAAAAATCTAAAAAGATAGATAATAAAACAGTACGAGTCATTGAAGTACCTGCCATGGACTTAGATACTCCTATTATTAGAAAAAACGTAAAGAAAGCAGCACCTTTTGAAGTCCACTAGAACCATCATACCAGGACCTCCTGGGACAGGAAAGACGTATCGATTAATTAATGTTCATTTAGAACATGAGTTACAACAATTAAAAACGGAATCTAAAAAGATTTTATATATCTCCTTTAGTAATGCTGCAGCAGAAGAAGCAAGAAAAAGAATTAATGAATTGTATCCTGGAAATGAAATTATTGTATCTACCATGCATTCGTTTGGAACTTCTATGTTGAAAATAGATACGAATACTCAATTACTAGAAGGTAAAACTTGGAATACTTTTAAAAATTATTCTGGAATCTGTAAAGATTTAAATTTTGAAAACGTGCAGCGAGACAATGGTTATAGAGAATACAAAAATAATTATATGAAAATTATTGAGTATCATAGAAATAAATTAGTAGATGTAGAAGATGCAGCTATTGAATTAGGATTAATTGATTACATCAATATGGGTTTATGTAAACAAATTTTACAAGACTTAAATGACTACAAAAGAGATTATAACATGTTTGAATTTTCAGACATGATATCCGAGTTTGTTAAGAAAGATATGTGTCCATCCCTCGACGCAGTTTTTCTTGATGAAGCACAGGACCTGAGTCCCTTGCAGTGGGAGATGTTCTTTTATATTGAATCCCAATGTAAACGTTCGTACATTGCAGGGGACGATGATCAGACGATCTATTCGTTTCAAGGTGCTTCTCCCGAAATATTTATTAACTTAGAAGGAACGATGGATCCGCAAACTATTTCAAGACGAGTACCTAGAAGCGTGCATCGGTTGGCATTATCTATTTTAGATAATTTAGATATACGAAGAGAGAAAGAATGGATTCCTAGAGATGCAGAAGGATCTGTGATTGAGGATCATACCTTAGAAGATATTGATTTTAGTTCTGGCCAATGGATGATTCTAACCAGAACCAACGATCAAATGAAATTTATAGCGGAACATTTAGAAACTACAGGGTATAGATTTGACTGTAAATTCAATGACTTATTGCCGTTTGACTTGATTGAAGCGATTCGAATCTGGGACCGATTAAATAAAGGAGCGACGGTATCCGGAGAAGAAGCGAAGAAGGTATATGAATTTTTAACTTTTAAAGATGATCAAATTAAATATAAATTTTGTAGTGGAGCATCGTTAGATGGAGTCGAGAACGTAGATATGGATGAGCTACGAATCAATCACGGGTTACTAGTGGCGGGCAGCTGGGAACTATTTAATATTTCTAAAGATCAAAAAAATTACATACAAGATTTAATTAATAATGGGGATAATCTATTACATCCTGCAAGAATAAAAGTTTCTACTATCCATAGTGTCAAAGGAGAAGAATCGGACAATGTTATTTTGTTTACAGATTTAGAACCTATTATTTATCGTGCTGCACAGAAAGATAAAGATACGGAACATAGATTATTTTTTGTTGGAGTAACAAGAGCAAAAGAAAATTTATACATTATGAGTAGAAATTTTAAACATCAATACATCATAGGAGGAGAAATAGTATGACAACGAAAGAAGATATGGAACGTTTATTTCCATCTAACCGACAAGAAGGTGGGGATCACTATGCTAAACATAGTATTCAACCTTATACCTTTATATCATCCAACAACTTGTCTTTTTTTCAAGGCAATGTTATAAAATACGTAGTTCGTTATAAGGATAAAAACGGTATTGAAGATTTGAAAAAAATTATTCATTACTGTGAATTAGAAATAGAGAGACTACGTAAATGAATTATGTCATGTTAATCACCATAGTAGTTTTAATGTATTACTATGTTTGATGCAGAAATAGAGTGGAATTGTCCTGATCATTTCCCAGATTTAAGTAA